GTCCGTAGTATACAGGTGGATGATTCTCTCCCGTGAAGTCATCTGGGTCTAGCGTGTTAGCAATTACAATGGTGTCATCATCTTGACTAATCAACCACCCCAAAGTAAAAAGGGTAGGGCAGGATATTTCCTGCTCCCACCCTGATGTTGCTATAATGTCACGCCATTCAACAATGACTAACTCTTTTTCTTTTCCAGTGGCCCCGGCAGAATCCACCCCAGAATTATCGGGACTACTATTATAAGTATTAATGCCCATCCTCCCATCTCAACAAGTTTGCCAAGTAAAGTCCAGAAGTTATCTGGAGCGCAACTACCCTCCATAATAGTAGGCGACGAGTCCGTCACCTCGACTACCGCATCTGCCACAAAGGCACTTGTCGTGGCTCCCACTATCGGCGCAATCGCACCCCCACTGAACACAGTCCCCGCAACTGCACCTGTCCCTGCCGCTGTCGCTACTATCCCCGCTTTCTTTATCGTCCCGCATCCAATTAATCCTAGCGTTAGCCCCAGATAGCCGCAACTACGACCAATACGGCTACGCCAGCCAATACCCAAACCTTTACTTTTCTGTCTAAAGAATTCCATCGTTCTTTCATTTTATCTCCTGTTTATAATATCTTTAACATGGTCTACAATTCTTCCTGTAGTTTTGGTAAACACTACTGGAACAAGAGCATGAATAAAAGCGGTACAGCAAGCAACCAACATACAAACACTAATATACATTGCTTTTCGTAGGTGTCGCAGATACGTTTCATTGATTTCCTCTAAGTGTTTCATTAGTATTTAGGCTTTGGTGGTTTTGTACCTTTTCTTTTTCTCATTATTTATTCCTTACTTTTTTCTGTGCAGTTTTTGACAAGTCTTTAAAATGAAACAAAGGTTTTGAAGTCTTGCCGTGGGTTTTACCTGAATGAAGTTTTCCATTAGGCATTTTGTGATAAGCACCTTTATGTGCAGTGCCATCTCTAAAATAATGTGGTACTCCTTTTGCCATTACTATTTCACCTTATTTTCTTTTAGATTTTGCTCCCACACATTTCCATCTTTTTCTTGATAGGTTGTTAGGAGTGTTGGGATCGTTTTGCTTTTTCTTGGGAAGCCTCTTCTTTATACCTAGACTTCTTGCACAGTATGAATCACCTTTAGATGTTCCCGGCTTAACTCTTGGCCCACCACCTTTAGCCTTACCGGCTTGTCCGTAACTTACTCTTTTACCAGATGCGGTTACTTTGACTTTTGCTTTGCCCTTTCTTGGCGTTGCCATTATTTCTTATCCCTTGCGTTGAATAAATTAAAGAGAGTTTTGACCTTTTCTTTTAGCGTATCAATCTCTGCGTGCATCTTGGCTAACACTACTACCAAAGTAATGAACCCCAGAAAGATCGGCCACATTGCCATAACATCAGCAAGATCAAGTGTGTCCACTACTTTATCTCTGGGCCAAATGCTCTTTGAATCAGTTTCTCCAAGTGTTCCATACGATAGGCAAGCACATCAAGATGCTCAATAATCTCTGCCATCTCATCTCTATCCTGCTTTAGCATTGCAACATCGCTTGAGATTCCAGAAGCCCACCATATTGCGGCGCTTGTCTGACCTATAAGAAAGATAATTGCACCTAGCATATATCCCGGTATATTAATCATATTTCATCCTCTGGAAATTCTGGATTAGGATTGACAGAGAACGCCATTCCGCTAGGACTTTCGCCAGACCATATAATGCAGGCTTCTTCCTTGTTTTTGCTTGTCTTAGACACAACCAGCGTTGATTGAGTCATTGCTTTGTTAGTAAAATAAATCAATGTATGCGCTTGTTGCTCCCCCTCTTTAAGATAGCCCATCATAATAGGATATTCTTTGAAGTCTGCGGCTAGTACATTCATCAAGAACTCAAACGAATCAGCACAGAACAACTGCATCTGCACGGTGATAGGTTTAATGCCTATCGGTGGGCTTTGTGCCATGACTGGTGATACAACTAAGGCCAGTGCTAGTAGTAGTTTCTTCATGATCTTCTCTCAAATGGGTCTACAGTCTCGCCTTTTTCTACTGCTTCTATAAGTCTCATCAAGTCCTCCATCTTTCTGTTCTCCCCTTTACGAGCCGCCCACTTGATCCTTCCTTTTAATTCAGCAAGGTCTCTCTTTAGGTTCTTGTTCATAAAGTATTTAGTACGCTTTAAGTTTACATCATAAGTAGGCACACCCGAAAAGAATCTGACCCATCTTGCGGATTCGTTCACATCCTTATAGGATTCCCT